AGGAACTTATACAAAACTAAGACCAAGGAGAACCCACCTTTTCGGTTGGTGTATTAACTATATCAATCTGAGCTTTCAGAGCGTTTTCTATTGCGGTCACTTTTGTTGACCCTAAATCATTTGTCAACCATTCCAAGCATTTAGCAGCGGTCAAAGATTCATAAGCGATGAAATCAGACGGCAAGGAATCAGGTTCAATTAATTCAACTTGTCCGGTATGTCTTGCCTTTTCTTCGCTTCCGTCCATCCCCTTTACTCTATAAACTAATTTTTTAACGAATCCATTTGATACATTAGCGACCATTTGAGAATCGTTAATTTCCCATGTATAGGAATAAGCCATTTTTTCTTAGTATTAATATATAGACATATTATGAAATCAACCCTTTAAACTTGCAACTTCGGTTTCTAGTGTTTCTATTTTTGTTGTAAGTTCTTGTACTGCTTTGATTAGTGGTGAAATAAATTCAGAGTAATTTAAACCCATTGGTCCATCTGAAGGTTTATCAAGACCAGCAAAATCATTTATAGTTTTATCTTCAGCTAATAATGTTTGCTCTAAGTCTTGAGCGATTAAACCATAATAAGTCTTGTGATATTTAGTATTATTCCATTTATATGAAACTGGTTTTAATTTATTTATAAAAGATAACCCTAGATCAGATTCAATAATATTATTTTTTTCATTCCTATCTGAAGTTTGAATAGTACCATTCGTTGCATATACATTGTCCCATTTAGCGCCACTAACTCCACAATGATAAGTATCATCAACAGTAGGTCTGATATTACCCGTAGTTTTCACGCCAGAAGCATACGTTTCTATCTTCAAAGAGTTGTTATAATAAATTTCTACGGGTCCGTCTTTTACACCTTTAAAATATTTTTCATCGTTAACCGCTCTTAATTGGATTTCATCACCTTCAACATTTAAAGTGTGATTGTTAGGACTTAAAATAAAATTTTCGCTTGTATCATGCATTAATTGAAGATCACTATTTGAGCCTATCGCTAGTGTTTTACTATCTTTTATTCTGATACCTGAATTAGTCGTTTCAAGAACTTCTGTGCCCCCATCTTTAAAGATTATATGACTACTATCTATTATTAAATCTCCGGTTCCTGTTTCATTTATATAACTATTACTAGCATCATGATAAATTTCTAACCCGTCTGAACTTGTCCCATATATTGCCTTTACATCATCATTAAAAATGACATCTCCGACAAACGTTCCACCAGCAAGAGGCATTTTTGTGCTATCAGATGACGAGCCAGTACCCCAACTTAAGACCCCTGCGCTTGTACATCCTAAATATTGGGTTCCACTGCCGGGCTGCGTCGTCGGCAATGTATATGTCAAATCCGCCGATTGAGTACCAGCCTTAAACGCCGAATAATGATCGGCGGCTGTTCCTTTGGTGTTGTCGGTAAGTCGTAACTCTTTTTTATTATGGATAGTTAAATGATCCGTCATATTGCCGCCTTTTGTAGAAACAAAGGCATAAGGCAAATTTGTCCATTCGTATGAACCATCTCCAATTTTTATTTTCCCGCTGTCTGTTTCATACCCCCATTCACCCGCTAATAAAGTAGGGTCTGCGCTGTTCCAATTTGCTGCCGTATCACGGCGTATCTGAATTTGTACTCGTACGTTAGTTTGTGTCATAAGTAAGCGCCCCCACCTTTTAAGTTCAATACTAGCGCCGTTGGTGTGGCGTCGTCTCCATCTAGGATAAACGGCGCTGTGCCATCTATCACGAATGAAGTAAAAGCACTTTCAGGATTTCCCGCAGTACTGCCAAACCATGCATTCTCACCCTGCATGATGTATATAAGATCATTAGCGCTAAGTATTGATAGCTGTACGGTGCAATCATGATAGACCCCTTTTTGTTCTTCTTCTGGTATTGCGTTATATCTATATTTTGATGTAGTTGGGACAACGGTGCCGCTACTACTTCCCCATATCACCGAATCAGGAACAAGAAAATAATAATGAAGCCCGCCCGATTGATTATAATGCGTTCTAATTAATCCAATTTCTGTCTCGGTTAGGTTCGTATAAGTCAACGTCATAATATTGTTATTGACTTTTAGTGAATGCCTAAAACGAACAGGACCAGCGGTTGCCGTGCTTTCATCTGTGACATTTAATCCACCTAAATCATAAGAAATTCTTGTTGGAGATAATGAGGGGTAATCAGTCATGACTAAATCACATAAGGGGGTAATAGTTGTAACTCAACTTGAACATCTATCTGCGTTAATGTTTCCTCTATTGTTGGTGGTTCTAAATACCGCCATTGATAATTAGCAGGGAAAGTTAAATTCGTTCCTTGTAAAGTTGTAGAGGTTAAATCAAAGGTTTCATATGTCCCATGTAATGAATAATGAGAAACAATTGCAAAATGATTAGACCTCGTAATATTAATAAAATTCATTCTTAGGCGATGACCTACAGACGCGTTAGAGTGCCTGACATTTGTTTCATTACCCGTTAAAGAAGGAAGCGCACTACTTGCATATGTGCCGGGTATATAAGTTCTTGTTGACGGTGCCAACGTTGGAAAATTTGCGCCCATTATGTGTAAGAGTCTCCATCTTCATATAATCGACCTGACCACTGCAAATTAGAACCGCCATCCTGTACCGGGTTTGTTCCATCTGTTGAAAATTCCCATTTACCGGTTATTTCCCAACTTGCGCTTAAAGGTGGATCTCCTGTATAACCACTTTGACAATTAGCGGTTAAATTAGGCTCTTCATCCTTTGGACAAGAATTTTCATTTTTGCTAATGCCTCCAATCGTGATACTACCGCCTGAACAAAGAAAAGCATGTTGAATTAGTTTTACGCTAGATCTCCAAGGTTGATAGGCCGGGTTTGGATATTTAAAACTTGAGCTTGCCACCCCGTCAAGGTGAGTACAACTAATGCCCGGTGTTCCATAGGCAGGGGCTAGGGCTAACGTATCACTTGAGCTAATAGCAACCCAATCACTAGTGCCCGTCGTGCTTCCTGGGGAATAAACTGTATTAGTCTTTGTTTTTGTATATGCCAGTCTTGCATGTGTATATGAACTTGTTGCTGGTTCTACTGCTGAAGTCTCGCCTATAAATTCCTCACCACCAAACCCACTAGGAGAGGATGGATCAGGGCACTCTTTATAGGCTTCTATGTAATGATCCATATCCGCAGTTGTTAAAGAATAGCTGAAGCTATCGCTTGTTCCGTCGCCGCCTTCGCTCTTTATATGTTCTCTAGCACCTGTTTCTTTATTCCTTCTATACCAATGGACTTTTCCACCCGCGCAAGACGTGCCCGCTGTTAATGCATCGCCAGTTGTTAAAGGATCACCCGCACTAGTTCTATCATCTGTCAACGTTCCCGCATTCCCGTCAAAAGGATCATCAGGGTTATCTATCGGATGATTAGGAGCTGAACCGCCTAAATCGTCAAAAGCGCTTGGTTGATATGATACTTGTCCAAAAGAAGGAACTGTAAAATCGCCCGGATAATCTGCGTAATTCATTCCCGTATCTGATAAATCACCCGTTCCGCTGTTCACGTCACAACTAAAACTCGCCTTTCCTGTTGGCATGGTAAAGCCTGAACCAGCCGCAGTATTAACGGCAAGAGCAATTAAACTTTTACCATCGCTATCAATTGGAAAATGAGTTAAATCTAATTCGACTACACCACTTAAAGACTTACTAATTCTCTCGACTTCATATAGATAATCATGAAATTCAATATCATCTAAGCCCGTTTCTCGTCTTAACTTAACTCTGACAATATCGCCAACGGTAAGAGTCGAACCGAAAACCGAGGGTCTAACTTTGATCCTTAAAGTATGTGTTATATATTTACGTCTTGCGATGTGATAAGTACCAACTTTAACCGCGTGATTTTCGCCGCAAACAAACTCACTAAGGTCATATTGCTCAAAGGGGCCATTTGCTGCAGTGCCGCTAAATCTAACCTCACTCGTTCTAATTAATCCAATATCATTATCAGGCTGTTGACGCCATAGCACCTGAGCACAAATATCACGACGCTCAACCAACGGAACATAAGAAATCTCAAAACCACCGTCTAGAATATGCTCTTCTGTAAAACCAAAACTTTCAGTAATAGCCGTTGTCTTTATTGTTCCGTCTGTGTTATGAGGCAAGCGCGGTCTTAGAAACTTCTTACCGTTTTTCTGGCTGATTCTTAACAAGAAAGCCGCGCCCGTATCACTCAACCAATCCTCAAGATTAGTAGATTTTTCAAATACCCCGTTATATAAAAAACCGTTTGCATTGGTGAATTTTGCAGCGTTGAGCATCTCCGTATCATCCAACATAGAAGAAGGAAAACGGCTGCTTTGAGTAATTAGATATTTAGCAAGATCAACAAAATTGTCAGAAGGTCCAAGCGTTGAATCTATTAATCGCGTCACTTTTATTCCTTGTTCTACAAATACATGCGTTTGCTTGCTCCACGTCTCGTCACCATCTGCATGTGTATTTACATAACTCATTGTCGTCATAGCTTCATATCTTCCAGACGTGCCGCAGAAAGCGGGGCAATTCCACGGGGTCTTTCCACTTACTACCGTTGTTGTATTTCCTGGCACCCAGTTACTAGGGCGGCGGTCATAGGATTGATTCCATGTACCTTCTCTACACGCTCTTTGAAAAACGTGATTTTCTTGAATTGTTGGTAACTGCCCGTCACTTAAAACAAGAATTAATTTTACGGTTAATACGTTCGTTGTTCCATCGTTTGCATAGCTTCCCTCTGTTGCTGCGGGACTAACTAAAACGCCGCCTACATTGTTCTGTCTTCTACAGAAAACAATAGGTATAGGTGTCCCAATAATGCAGCTCCTTTGTTTCGCGTCTAAATCAGTTGCACCTCTTGCGCTGTTTTCTTCTAATGGACTTTGGACTAAACCATTTTGATAAATCAGAAGTTCTAAAGGATCAGAAACGGAAATATTCATATTGTGATAGGTGCCCCCACTTGGTAACTTGTAAACTTCCTCGGCGGAGCTTGTGACCCGACGGGCGCTAAAGCAGAACCGAGGTTGACAGTAAGAGCCGTAAAGCTTCCACCCATTTCTATTACTTCCCCTAGATACGTTGCAATAGTAGTTTGCGAGCCGCTAGGCGCTGCATTCTCATTTCTACTATCAAACTCATAGATATTCACTTCACATAAATAACCTCTAGCAATAGCAGGATTAAAAACATTTAACGCCGTTTTTGTTGCTGGAATTTCAATCGATACACCAGCCCCACCGTTAGCAGTAGCCGCCATAATTCCCGTTGCTACAAATGGAAAATAAGACCAACTTGCAGAACTAAGGGTTACAGCTTGATTAACATAGTAATTTTGCCAACGTGCATAAACCGTTGAATCACTCGCGTTATAGACCTTTAAAAAATGGCTCTGCGCTCGGTTGCTCATTTAATGCACCCCCTGAAAACGACGACCGCCTGTTGTCCTTGAATTACCGAAAACGGATTTACTAAATGTTTGTAATGCGCCTTCTAAATCTGAAAGGGTGACAAATTGCTGACCCTGTTGCTGCAAAACTGGCCCCGTTTGAATATGAATATTAGGCGCTCCACCTGTTGAACCCGACGACCCAACAACACCACCTTGAGCAAAAGCAGGAATAACAGCCCCGCCCCTTTTACCTGATAGCCAATTTTTAGACGCGGCTGACATCTTACCCTCGGGAATAATATATTCTCTACCAGCTTCTCCAGCTAAGACCAATTCAGGGCCGTCTAAAACTCCACCCGCTGCCATTGCTCGCGTTGCTGTTGCTCTGCCTCTACTACTTCGACCTAATGAGGTTACTTTTTTAATTTGTTGAACTAGTTTATTAATCCAACCAAAGGCACGATCTAAAACGCCTTTAATCCAATTAATAAGACCGGTCCAGACATTCTTAACAGCCGTCGCACCTGCAACAAATGGGCCAGCAAAGAAATGCCCCAACGACGTCCACATATCTTTAATTTTTGTCCCTAACCAAACAAACGCTTTCCATATATTATCTCTAAATTTCCAGATCACCGCTAAACCAGCAACAACACCCGCAGCAATTAAAGCAGGCAAAGCAATTGGCCCTAATGCCGCAGCCATAGCAATACCAATACCCTTAATAGCAATTGATAAACCTGCAAAACCTTTCACCCATCCAATCAATACGGCTCCTAATTTTAAGGCGCTTAAAGCTTTAAACCCTGCAACAAACGCTGGCAAAATTGGAACAATAACAAGCAACGGAACAGCAACAGCAGCAAAAGCAACCGCAATACCTCTAATAGGTCCGGGTATTAAATTAAAGATTTTGGCACCAACTCCCAAAATACTTACAACAGCATCAAGGGCAGGTAATAAAGAAGTCGTCATATCAACAGCTACTTCCCTAAATCGTTCCCCTAGTTGTGAAACACGATCATTAAATGCAGCCATTTTCTCCGCGTTCTCTTGTGTAAAACCTGTATTTAATTTATTAATTGCTTCAGATCCTTGATTTAATAACGGGATCAAATCAGCACCAACACGCGCACCAAATAACTTATAAGCAAGATCAGCCTTAACAGTTCCGTTTTCCATCGTTTTAAATTTATCTGCAATATCTAAAAGGACATCTTCACTAGCTCTTATTTGTCCGTTTGAATCTCTAACATTAATACCTAATTTCTGAAAAGCATCAGCAGCCACACCCGTACCCTTCTCCGCAAACTGAACAATATTTTTAGACAACATCGGAAATAGACGAGTTAAAGCGTTAAAATCCGTACCCGCTAAATTAGAAGCTTGCCTTAATTTATCCAACATCGGAACACTTGCGCCCGTCTTCTCAGACATTTTTTGCAGCTTGTCTCCTAATTGCAAAACATCATTTCCAAACTTTGCAATACCAGCAACACCAAGAACAGGAAGCAAACCACGTAAGGAACCAAGCGCCCCGCCTGCGGCACCTTTTAGCCTTGCCATTGCAGCGGCTGTTTTATTTGTTTGACTGCTTACACCCTTAAGACCTCGTTCTAAACCCTTAATCTTATTCGCACCCTTTGTTTGGGTGTCGATGATATAAGTGGTCTTCATGTCAGCCATTTTATTTTTCGCTACGTCTAGATATTATTTCTACTACTTTAGCCTCTATTACCTGCAAGTCTTGTAATACCTGAAATGGTTTTTTAATTTCTAATAATTCCATTGCCCATTTCACCGCTAAATAATCCATTCCATAAATCAAACCGCCTGAACTTCTCCACTGAGTCGAGACATTAAAAAAAACGATTACCGCTTCCCATACCTCGGGCAATACCTTTAAATTTTCCTCTTCCTCTTCTTGTTCTGGTGGAACTAAACCTAATACCTTGTCATCTTCTGATAACTGTTTTTTATCCGCGCCGCCGCAAAAATATTCAGCGACGCTTTCTAGTTTTTTCTTTTTTCCTCTACTAATGACAAGAAATAAGTTTCAACAAGGGTTGAGGCCATCATAGGCACGTCTAATAATTGCTTCTTTGTTGTCTTAGTCACTGGGATATCATTACCATTAGCGTCTGTGATCCCCTCCCATCCATCTAATATTTCTTCAGCTATTGATTGATCAGAAATATCATTACTTATATCTTCTCCACGTTCTGACGCTGCCATCAATCCATTAGCTTGTTGTTGAATTTGATTAATACGCTTTTGCGGTAATCGTTTAAATCTTGCGTCAAAAGTTTGTTCCACACGTTGCCCACCATCAGAAGGCATGGAGTGTTTGACAGGCCAAAGGTATGTATTACCCGTATCTAAAATAAAGCCCATTAATTAAGGGTTGACTCTTTTAATAATACGCCTCAATAGCAAGCCGTCAATTATTGGAACGTTAAAAGAACCTCATCATTACCACTAGTAGGTAAGAAACTTAAAGGAAGACCCACATGCTGAATACCATCAGAGTCGCTTAAGGTTGGGTTGCTTAGGTCTACTTTTTCAGCAACAAAACTAACAATATTTCCAGCGGTTGTGCCATGTTGGAACGCGACTAAATCAGTACTTTCAGAATTGGCAAGGGTGAAATAATCTTTCTGTGCAATGGTTGGAAGTTCAACAACTGCCTCGCCTGCGGGATTCCTAGCGCTGATAATTACATCCTTATCGGCTCCTATTAACTGTCTAAATGCAACCTCATTAGCCATATCAAAACTAATGGATTGAACGGCGGGGCTATAACCAAGAATATTAGTTGCAACGGTATTACCAGATTTAGCGACTACAGGGACTGATTGATTGCTGTATGTTGTTGATCCGGCGGCGGTATCAGTTGGGCTGTTATAAACCCCGATCATTGAGAAAGAAAATACAGGAATGCCACCAGTTTCCAAACTAAACGAAAAGGAGCCTCGGCAATTTGTCGCGATATGCCT